AGGGAGTACCTGAGAGATTTTGCTCAAACTAATTTTCATAAGCTACTGCCTTATGCCGCAGGCGTAGTCGTGGCCGTAGGAGCAACCCAAGAGTTATACTGGGGCATAGGCGCAGGGCAAATAGCAGATGGTGATGTTGTTCATGGTGCCCATCATGCCTGCAATGGTCTGGTCAAGGCAACCGAACTTCGCCTGAGTCGTCAGGGCAAGCTCATTAACCTTACCGAGGACAATCTGCTCACGGAGTTCCTGCTTTTCACAGCAACACTTAAGCTCAGACTGAGATTGTTGGCCGCTTCATCAGATAAGCTACGCAAAGGTTTCATCGCGGAGTCTACGGTTGTCTGCAAGAGACTGCATATAGACTTCCTTGGCATTCTTATCGGAGTAGTTTTCAGCCTTGAGCATGCTGTTCTCAGCCTGAAGAGCAGACACTACGTTCTGATTACCGCCACCGAAGAGACCACCAAGGAGACCGTTGCCGTTACCTCCGTTATTGAGGAGACCAAGAGCCGTACCTGCGATACCAAGACCGAGACCAGAGCCCGCAACACCCTTAGAAGCAAATTCTGCCCTAATTATATTCCTTATAAAATAAAGTAACTTAGATAAAGAAACCAAGGTGTCCATAGTTACCCAAAGAACACCTTGTATATAACCTTAGATCCCTACCTTAGCGAGACCCAAGGGTTCCAATTCAGAGTCCTTACAGAGGAACTTAGGCACATCAGGCCAACGGACATCCCTAGGAAAACCTTCCTGTTTAGGGAGGTCTCTAAGAGCCTGCCTGTAGACCTTGAGTTCTTCAAGATTCTGAGGATTCGATGGATAGTCAGGCATGAGATAGTAGTCAGTCTCACCAATGAGATTATCTCTCTTATCTCTGATTACCTTAGCAATCATCGAATCATCAGGTTCAGGATTCTGAATAATTTGATACCCACCGTCAACCTGTTGAATACTACAGTCGCCTCTGGCGTTACACCATACAGCGGCTTCAGGAGGATATTCACCCTCGAAAATTTGTCCAATTTCAAACCCCATTTAGGGACACCTCCTTTTAAAAGCCTGCCGCATACCACGCTTGTTTTGGGGCACCATCATTACCACCGCCAACGATATTCGAGTTGATAGAACTTGTCGTTTTGTTATCTGTCGACCAGCCAAACCATTGACCACTCGTCCCTTCTTCATTTGGCGTAACTACAAAGATGTACTTGGTGTTCGAAAATCGCTTCGGGAAAGTAACAGTACCACCGCCACCGCTTCCGTTCAAAAGTCCCCATTGCTCAATAAATCCATCAGACCACTTATGATACCTAGAGTTGCCATCAGTAGATTTCCAAGTCTCTATAATATGTACTGTACTGTCTTCAAGTTTACTATGAATCTTTCCTTCAATCTCTGTAACACTAGCTTGTACAGCATTCACAGCAGACATAACGTTCTGAATGTCCACAGAACCAAGGTTCGTCGCCTGTCCCGCAACGACAACACAAATCATCCACTCGTGAGATTCAGGTTGGACGGTGCTGGAATTACCAAAAATTGAGTTATACTTTGTCGCATTAAACTCGTAAACTCCCTCGCCATTAAAATAAGAAGAGCCCGTCATACACTTACCCGACGCCTTTGAGAAGGCGCCTGTAGGAAGCGCACTGTTTTCCTCTTGACTAATAGGATTAAGGCTACCTTTAATATTTGGCAAACCTGGATCGTGGTATTTCCCAACATTCCCACTCGCAATACCTACCTGTATGAAAGGAGCAAACCTAGGAGTCCTAAAGTTCGTACTACCATTACCATCACTATAGAACGGGCAGAACCCATTATCTCTCGTAGCGATCTTTTGCCATTCAGCTTCAGTCTTCACCCACCCTTGAGTTGTAATGTAATCAAAGAAGTCTTTATATAAAGCTCTAGAATACGTAGCCCCATTACAAATAATAGAGTCTGCAGGTACTGTCCCATAGGGGTGAAGATAGTGGAAACCTAAAGGTTTTACAGTACCTAGTTTACTTAGCTTCTCAGCTAATTGGTTAAGAAAAGTTTGATCGTCCATTTAGTAATCCTTTAGTAACCACATACGTACCAAGTACCTCTAGGCTCAATAACTACAGCTTTAAAGCCGGAGGTTGTTTTGTCATAGCAGCATCCAAAACCATTGTTAGATGCTACATTATATTCACCAGTCACGGTTGAATGGTAATTGGTTGTCGTCATTTTCTTGCTAAGCGTGATGGGATATTTGCTATTATCTGAAGATGTATAAGTACCACCCTGTTCAATCCACCCATCACTCCACACTCTATACCAAGAGGTACCATCAGAACTCTTACCAGTCTCCTTAACATACCTTCTACTTTCCAACTGACCCAACTGATCCTGAATGGTAGCTAAGGCTAACTTAATGTCATCAAGCGTGGGATCTTCTGCATGGACAGGATTAACCCCATTTAGAGCCTTATCACAGGCATCCAAGATAGTCTGCTTCTTAGCATACGTAGGAGACAGAGTGTCACCAATACCGTCAACCTTAGAGGACACATTAGTGATGCTCTCACGGATAGTCGTAAGGTCTGCCTGAAGACCCGTAACGTTAGCAATAGTATGCGTATGACTCGTAGGAGCCTTACCTGCCAACGCAGTATTAAGACCAGCAACCTGAGCAGTCGTATGAGTATGAGACACAGGAGCCTTCTTAGCAAGTTCAGTGTTCATCACAGCAGTCGTAGCATACGGAGCCAAGGTGGTACTCAGGTCAGTGATATTAGCACTGGTATGCGTATGTGAGGCTTTAGCCTTGCCTGCAAGACCCGTCTGAAGCTCTTTCTTAGTAGCAAGGCCACTAAGATCTTGCTCAGGAGGAGTACCAGTGATCTCGCTATACGCAATGCTGTCCTTAGACGCAAGGGCACCGAGCGTAGGCTTGTTCTTGATGAACGCCTTAGACTTAGAATCAGTAACTTCCCAGTCAGCATTTAGCTGTCCAGAAGCCGCATCTTCAGCATAACCCTTAGCAAGATCGGCTTGCTTCTTAGCTTCAACTTCAGAAGCCTTAGCGTTAGCCTCAGAGGTACCTGCCGCAGTCTTAGAGAGAGCCGCATTGTCCGCAGAGAGCTTAGCCGCCTTAGCGCTATTGCTAGCCGCAGTAGCCTGAGTCGTAGCAGTACCTGCAGAAGCACTAGCATTCTTAGCACTGGCACCAGCCGCAGTAGCAGACTGGGAGGCACTAGTAGCACTATTTTCAGCCTCAGAAGCCTTAGTAGTAGCTAGAGTAGCCTGTTGAGTTGCTAGACTAACCTGCTCCTTAGCCTTAGTGACCTCTTGGACAGCCAAGGCTACCTGAGCCTTCGCTAGGTTAACCTGTTTAGTGCCCTCAGTGGTAACTGCAGATACCTGTTTATTACCTGTAGTCGTAACTCTAGTAACCTGCTTAGTACCTTCAGCAGTGACAAGACCGACCTGCTTTCCCCCTTCACTAGTGATTTTACTAATTTCAGTGGTTGCGGTATCAGTGATTGATTTTACTTGCTTGGCACCTTCAGCCTTAACTTCTGCAAGAGTAGCTTTACTTGCATCAGCGTTCTTCTTAGCCTCATTAGCGTAGTGCTTTGCAGAATACTCAGACCCATCGACAGTACCAGTAGTCTTGGTAGCCCAATCCTTAGCAAAGGCGGCACTATTAGAGGCACTCACCTCAGACGCCTTGGCATTGTCTTCAGACTCCTTAGCGTTCCTCTCGGAGACCTTAGCTTCCTCAGCCTTTTGGGTAGCAATTACGGCATTCTCATAGGTATTACTCTCAGAGGTTTCGACATTGGTTTGAATCTGTCGAGCCTCTTCAATGATTGCCTGATTCTCTGCCATTACGGTGTCAGCATGCTTAGCCGCAGATACCGCAGTACCTGCAGAAGCCTTAGCATTTACTTCAGACTTCTTAGCATTAACTTCAGAAGCCTTAGCTTTCGTCTCAGAGATCTTAGCGGCATCCCTAGCGGCTTCAGCATCTAGCTTAGCCTGATAGGCACCCTTAGCGTCATCTTTGTAGAACTTAAGGGTGATCGCATCGTTGTCATCAATAGGATCCCCAACGTTGACAACACGCTTACCCTTAGCATCCCAATTGCCTTCCTTGTCTACAATGAGTGCGTCATTGATGATGTCTCTACCTTCTTCAGCAATATGAATAGTCTGAATGGTAGACACATCAAGGTCTTTAGCCTTGAGTACCGAAGCGTCCTTAAAGGACACAATGCGGTCAGTAGCAGACGTATATCTGCGAATAATAATTTCAGTACCACTAGCGGGAGCTGTATTGAATCTAATGGTAGTCTTATCTACAAAGAAGTAGTCTTTAGTGGTGTCACCGTAGTCACCCCCAAGTTTCTCTCGGGAGTCTACGGTGACCTTCACAAACTTCTTTGCTAGATAATCAAAGGGCACACTGAAGTCTGTAGTAGACCCATTGCCCTGATAGTTAGCAATAGTAGAAGCCATTGTTTTAGTTATTCATCCTTATCGGATAGAGTGTTATAAAGACCCCACTTAAGGAATGGGATATTAGTAGAATTACGAATAGCTCTGACAGCTTTCTCTTTGTGATTCTCTAGTTGCTCATCGGTGAAGTTTTCATCACCTGTCATACGAGCTACATTAGCAGAGTACCCTGCAATGTCCATAAAAGACTTGATGGTAGAGTATGCAGGAGCCAAGTCTCTAAACCACTTGTCAGCATCAAAGCCTCCATACAGCTCATCCTTCTCTTTCTGAGAGGAAAAGCCTTCAGTGGTAGTCTTAACGTCAGGGTTCACACCTGCGGTGTTGAGAAGCAAAGATGGAAATGCAAAGACGCTAGAACGCATAACACCATTAATGCCAGCCTGAAAAGCAGTGTCTAAGGTAAGCCCTTCTTCAGAGTCATACTTTAGAGTCTTCTTAAGGTACTCCTTTCGTTGTTCCTCATCCATGCCTGCAGTATTAATAAGGGTGTTAGTAAGTGCACCAACGGTACCCAATGCGGTAGACAAGAAGATACTATAGGCTTGTCCAAGTGCATCACCCTCAGCCATTCTACCTAGAATTTTCTTAAGTCTCTTATCGTAGGATCTAAGAGCGAACGTCTTGAACTGTAAGAGCAACTGCATGAACGGGTTCTTTTGGGCACCCTCCCAAAGGAAAGTGTCACCCAAGGTGTTCTTCTGGATCACCTCATGAGCAACATAGTCGCCCATACGTCTAAGAGTCGCAAGAGCGGCAGGATCCTTAGAGAGGATAGCGTCAAGGTTGTCAATAGTGATTTCCTTGTTCTTACCTACGGTAGTGGATTCCTTAAGGATCTTCAATAGATTATCGAAGTTCTCCTGAGAGATCCCATTGCGTTGCATAAGCTCCTTATTAAGGAAGCCCTTCTTGGAGATAGACTTGTTATGGGCGTACTGAATAAGCTCACCCAAGAACATACCTTGAGAAGCCTCAACGATAGAGCTCTCGGTATTCTGAATGAACTTAGTAAACGGAGAAGCCTGAGCAAGAGTATCGGTTGCCGCAACAAGAATAGACTTAGCCTTATCGCCATTGAACCTACGTAGTTGCTTCTCAAAAGATTCCGTAGCAATGTCTCTAAGTAGACCAGTCTCTCTTACGGACATACCAAAGATAAGAGACTGAGCCTGTCTAATCTCTGCATTGGTCATGCCATTCTTAGCCCAATTATCAAAAAGCTCTCTAACAAGAGGGACACCCTTAAAGAAATGCAAGGCACCATAGTGTTTGATAGCTTCACCCTGTTCAAAGAGATTAGCCATACCCATCATAGCATTCTTAGAGAAGAACGTAAGGTTTCTGATGACATCCGCCATAGCACCAAGCCAAGAGCTATTAACATCAGACATGCTATGGTGCTTGTTATAGATCATGTTGATAAGTTGTTCCTGAGCTTGTGCAAACTTCTTAGCGTCAACCCTACCACCTACGGTAGAATTAACCTCCTCAGCCCACATCTTACCCAACATGCTCTCAAAGTCACCCAAGTTCTCACACCCGTAACTAAGGAGGATATTGTCACCAATAACCTTGTTATGGTGCATACGGACAGCCTCAAGAGGATCCCTACGTAGCTTGTCAATAGACAACCCACTACGGGTAGCAACAGAGGTATCCCAAGGGATTCTAGTCACCTCAGGGTCGTACTTGATGTTTGCAATGTTACCATCAGTGATGATAGCCCTACCCATGGAAGTACCTTGGTCGATCCAACCAAGAGCATCCTCCCTAGCTTCTTTCTGCATCCATTCAAGCACGTCTACCCAGTCAGGCTCATCAGGTAGAGGCTCAAGATTATCCTCAAACTTCTCCTGTCTAACCATGTCCTGAGCCTTGTGTTGTTGCCTCTGGACTTCACTAACCTCTCGTTCCTTAGCTTCCTTAACAGCCTTGTTATAGTCAGCTTCAGCCTTCTCAAGGTCATTAGAGATATCCTCAGAGATCTTATTCTTAGCCTTATTGTAGGAAGGTTCTAGCTCATTGTATTTATCAGCTAGATTGTCACCTCTAACATCTCCTCTTTCTTGAATGCGTTCAATACTTCTAGAGGCTTGAGTGGCCTTGTCAGAAATAATCTTATTGGAAGCCTTAGCTACCTTTTGGTACTTGATGTCCTTTTTCTTGTCTTGCTCGGCAATCTGTGCTTCTCTTTCTGCCTTGAGCTTATCGTAGACATTCTTCTTGTAGTAGTCAAGGATTCTCTGTCTTACTTCGGGCTTAGCGAGTGCACCATCAACAAGAGCGTGCGAAAGCTCATCAACAAGTCTCTCTACCTGAGGGCCCCTAGGGAGCTTAGGGTCAAAGAGGTCACCAATCTTTCTAGGGTCACTTACTCTGGGGACATAACCACCCCTCTGGCCAATCTTAGAGGTTTTCTGAAGGAAATCCTTAGTAGACTCTACGATCTTACTGAACTCTTCATTACCTACAAACTTGGAAGGGGTTACACCATTCTCAATAGCCTGACAAATAGCTAGATTGATTTCCGCATCAGCATGTCCTAGCTTTCTGAGATTATTGAAACTCTCTCTATAGCCTGACTCAAAGTTCTCAAAGTCAATCTGAGCGGCTCTAAGTTTCTCCTCTACAGTCTGCCCTTGGAACCTCGTTGCATAGTGAACACCGTTCTCATCCACATAACCAGAACCGCGATCTACAAAGACAGACTCACAGAACTTTCTAAAGTTAGTAGACTCAAGAGCCTGAAAGACACCCTTAGTAGACACAAGGGGAACTCTGCGTTCGATGTTGTCAAGAAGGTTGTTAATGGATACAGCTACCTTAGTGGAACCTCCAATACCATCAAAGACCTCAGAAGGAAGATCCTTACCTGCCTCCTGATATTCCCTAATGATACTAGCTCTTCGTGCAGTGTCCCCCACATAATGACCTCCCTTGCCTAGACCTTTGAATGCAAACTCAATACCTGCACCAAACATGGCGCCAACAAGCATGTCTTCCATGATGTCATGTTCTGCACCAGACACATAGGCGTCAATCTGATTAGACATAGCACCCAAAGCGGCACCTGTGAGCACCCTACCTGCCATACCATACGCACCAAGTGCGGGGACATAAGACAAAGGATCTACAACAGCGCTACCAATAGAAGAAGTAATCGAAGAGAACCAACCGGCTTTAGCTTCAGCCTGCCTATACTTGATTACTTCATCATTGATCTTAAGTCTTTCTTCGACATCCTCCATCGAAGTAGCACCATTGAGTACAGCATAGTACCTATCCATGTTGTACCCTACCTTTCCTAGGATTTCCCCCCTTTGTTCATCCGTAGGGGCAAACTGTTCACCAAAGATGCTCCCGTCAGCAAAGGACATCCTAAGGTATGTAGGGACATAACCATACTTCAAGCCCCACGTAAAACCGACCTGAGGCTCATCCGATGTATCCTGAGAAGGGTCATAGACATAACGATTGTCAGCCCAACGCTTTGAGCGAAAACTGATGCCAATGAGTCTGCTCCTAGTAGTATTAGCAAGAGCCGCTCTTACAGCATCCTCATCAACAGGATCCTTGATAAAGGGCTTGATCTCCTTAGATGCCTCAGGCAAATCAAGGTTGGTAAATACAGGCTCCCTATCAATCAAGGAATCCTCAAGAGGCTCCTGCTTAGGGGGCTCACTAGGATTAACGGTAGGGACAGGTTCATCTACCTTCTGTTCTCCCCACCTGTCATCATCACCGATGGTGTCAATGTAATTCCAAGTTTCCTTAGGTAGCTTTTTATAGTTTCCCTTAAGGTAATTCTTCATTGCGGCAGTACCACCGTTGTACATAGCCAATGCCGCATATTGATTGCCCTTAGCGTACTTAAGGTTATCCTTCATGATACGACCTGCAAGGTCGATGTTAAAGAAGGGATCCTTAAGGGTGCTAAGGTCGGTCACACCATAAGCCTTTGCAGTTTTAGGCATGATCTGACCAACACCCATAGCACCTGCACGAGACACAGCGTTAGGGTTAAATCGTGATTCTTGATACAGTTGTCGCCTGAATAGGGTATGGTTCAAGCCATATCTTTCAGCAGTATCCTTAACGATACTATCAAAGGGATGCTCCGTATTCTCGAAGTCACCCCAAGCACTACGTCTAGGATTCATTAGTCAGTTCCACTCTTTAGTTCAGAAAGTCTATCAAAGACAGTTGCATTCATTTTCTTTTCAAGCTCCTTAGCCTTTCTTTCAGCGGCCTTGTCAAGGGTACGTTGGATGTCCTCAGTTGTGTAGGACTTAACGTAGTTATACGTCCCCTTCTCATACACAACAAGCCTTCCAGACTCCTCGTTGTAATCTACAGAATACTTGGAGTCATCCCCATAGTCGAACTCCTCTTTAAATAGCTCCTTAGCCATCTTAGGATCAGAATTGCCATAAGCTCTATAGGTAAACACTCTAGCAGGGACACTAGTGCCTAGGAGAGTCACGTACTGATTTCTGTAGACATCCTTAGCCAACTCTACGGCTCTACTGGGAGTCTCACCAGAGCCTACAAATCTACAAGCCATATTGTAGATGAAGTCCTTGCCTGTTTGGTCAATCTCGGTGCCAATAACCTTAGAGATCTCAGTTACACCAGTGTTAACCTTGATTCTAAGACCCTCAATCTTTGCTCTTCCCTTGGAGTCAGCCTTGAGTTTTTCAAAGCCTGCAGTTCTCTTTACAACATCTTCCCAAGACCTACCCCCTTCCATTAGAAGAATAGCACCATGGATAGATTCAGTGAAACCCTTAGTGCTACCAGTAGCATACAAGAAAGACTGAGGATCAGTACGGTACAGTTCAATCATCTGAGTGATCTCCTCAGGGGGCTCCTTAGGAATAGTCTCAGTCTTCATCCCACTATTTAGATAGTCAGCCGTAATACCCGTCAGCTTCTCACTAGCCGCTTCAGCCTTGTCCTTAAAGTACCGTCTTGCAGGATTGTCCCTAAAGGGGACAGAAGAGTTCTTTGCAATCCCGAGTGCACCCTCAGTAGTGATCTCACCACTCTCAATCATAGAATCAAAGGCAACACTTATATCGTCTGAAGAGAGATCAGAAGAGTCACTACTCTTAAGCTCCTTTCCAAGCGAAGCGTCCTTTAGAAACTTCTTAGCTAGGTTTTGCTTGATAAGAGCCTTTTGTTCATTTTGGGCCTTTACAGCAGTTGCTCTCAAATTACTTCTTTGGACTTCTCTAGCCCTGTCTACAGCCTTTTCGATGTCCTTTACTCTGTCCGTAAGGATGTTGCCATTAGCCTCCAGTTCACTGTTTCTAATGACCTCAAGAACGGAAAGCTCTCCACTATCTGCTAGATTACTAAGGCCATTCTGATAGTCAAGGTAAGCCTTAGTGTCTCGCTTGTACCTATAGTTATAAGCATTAATAAGGGAAGACTTATAACCATCTTCGCCGAGGTATTCCCTAAGGGTTACACCACTGGCAAACGGGAGATCCTTATAATCTGCAAGTTGCTGTAGATTAAAGAAACCTTCAGGACTATTCTCAAGAGACTTTACGACACTAGTCCAAAACTTATTTCGATGTTCTGGGTCAAGGAACCTACCAACGGTAAGATCCATGTCCCTAAGGGCACCAACAAGTGCTTCAGCATTACCACCGTTCTGGATGATTGCATGAACCTTGTCAGATTCGGTGATGAACACGTCCTGAACGTTAAACTTATGTTCAACTTCTTTCTGGCGTGTCATCATCTTGATGCGTTCTGCAGGGGAGTTAGCAAAGACACCCCTGTTAAAGAACACATCCTCAGAGCTATAACCAAACTGTTTGGCTACATCAGACACATTCTCACGCATGAACTTAAAGAACTCTGCGTCAACCTCTTCGGGAGCCTTTCCTTTAAATTCATTAGTGTCTACTCTTCGCTGGAAGTCCTCAGTGATGTACTGGAACAGCATCTGACCATGGGACTCTTTAAGTCTAGCCATTGCAAGAGGGTCATCTTGGAATGGCACAAGGCCCTTGGTCATCTCTTCACGGTACTGCTCAAGAGAATGTGACTTAAGGTAATCATCGGCTAACTTATAAGACAACTCCTTCTTAGCTTCAAAACCACCTTTAACAGCCCTAGCAACGTCCTTAAAACATTCAAGCCAATTGTCTGCTTCTGGAATAGTTACATTATTTTCGTTGATAGAAATTGTAGCAGGCTTAGCCGTACCTAGTTTATTCAAAGCAGAGTTGAAATATCTCCACTGCCCCCACTGATTGGCAATGGAGGAATTACCGTCTGAATTTTTATAAGCCATTAGTAAAAGTAACCTCCTCGTTCTCTAGGGGTAATGTTAGAGTTGTAATAGTTAGCCCATTGCTGTACGAAGTCAACATAGGGCTTGTACTGTTGGTAATTAGCCATTACGTTACCAAGGAAGCTACCACCAGTATTGGATACAATAGACGCACTAGAGGATGCACCACTCATACCAGTAGATGCAAGGGTACCTGCCCCTCCAAGAGCCGCCAACGATCCAGTAGATGCACCTGTGGCCGCTCCCGTAGAAGCCATAGTAGATGCCCCAAGTGTCGGTACAGTGCTAGCCGAAATTCCATAAGAGGCCAAGAGGCTCTCAGCAGTAACAGCCCCAGCACCGCCTGCGGCCCCTGCACCACCACTTAGTGCTCCTGTAGCAGTAGAGGCCGTAGCCCCACCAAGTGCACCACCAACGGCACTACCAATGCCTGCAGTAGCGGCACCCATAGCGGCACCAGTGATCGCACCACTGAGGAACTGTTGGAAAGCCCTAGAGCCACCAATAAGATTATTATTGAGGTTATCTCTAGCTTGCTCAACGGATGCCTTAGTCTGAATATAAAGAGCGTCCTTCTGAAACCTTACATTCCACACATCATTAAGGTAGGCTTCCTTAGTTACTGTCTCTTGTCTAAGAGTCTGCCCACTAATTGTCTGCTTGATCTTATCTTGAGATCTTCCGTCAAGACCTGTCTCAGCAATAGCCGCTTCAATCTGTGAATTGTTCTGGTAGGCGTTAAGAGACAAAGAAAACAACTCACCTAGTGCAGAGTCGTACATTGATCTTTCTTGCCTGTCAAGTGACGCCTGATTGTAGTTATAGTTTAGCTGAAGGTAGTGCATCTTCTTCTTGAAGGCTTCAACCATGCTACGGTTCTGTTTAGAGATTCCATATAGAGAGCCTGCACCACCAACTACTGCACCAACAGCGGCGCCTACTCCGATAACTACACCACTCATTCTTTAATCAATTCCTTTCTATTAGTTGTTAATAGCATCCACTCCGGAGTAAACTCTTTCTCACATTCCCTTAGGTCAACCTTATTAGTCCTAAAGCACATCGTAATGTGCGTGTCTTCAAGTGCCCTAAAGACCTGCCTACGACCGCCCTCAGCCTGAATGACGTTGTAACCCTTAAGCCTCCCTACAGTATTCCCTAGGGTAACATAACAATCCCCACTGACAATTACAGTAGTAGGGATCTTGATGTATGCACCAATAATAGCTACATCCTTAGGGATAAAACAGGTTCTGTAATACACCCCTTCATAAACAAAGTGTTCAATGGGGATTTCAGCTTCATTACAGACACAACTCTCCATAGCATGAATTGCGATGTCACAAAGCATGTTATTCTGCTCAGGAGTTAAGGGTTTCAACTTCATACGCTACTATTCCTTCTAATGTAAAGACCTTCCCAACCACCTGAAATCAGGTTAATGGGTTGGACATTGTCGGAGCAGACAGTAATGACTACTTCATCATTATTGTCTTGAATCGGGAACTTAAACTTACCCGTGTAAACCTTGTTTGCCCCCAAGATAGTCGGAGATTCACCAAGGTTTCTACCAGTAAACCTATACTTAAAGTGCTTTTCCTTAAGTTCGTTATCAACCTTGCACTCAAATACACCAGACTTACTATAGTTCAACCAGAAGTATCTAAGCTGTAGCCTACCTTCAATCTCAGAGATAACACCTCCAGTATCCGTATTCCTCTTAATGGACTGCTTAGAGAGAGTTACACAGAATTTATAGGTAAGACCCACAAACACCTCGACACCCCTCATATCCCCTTGGATCCTAAAGACACCATTGGAATCCCAGTCAGTAACCTCAGTAACGTAACCGTCCTTAGTGACAATGAAATACTTATGATCCTTAGTAGACGGGATAGCACCGTAGATATCCATAAGAGACACCTCAGTGTAATCCTCATAGTCACTGTACTTGTTGGACTGAGGAATTGTGTACTTCTTCTTACGATCCATAAAGAGCCTAGCAGGTTCATCAGAGAAGTCAACAGCATTACCTGTCAACAATGCTTTCTCTAGATACAGACCATTCGGAGAGTTAATAAGAAGATAAATCTCTGAGTCAACAAACTCCGCTAGAAGAACCTCAGAATTCTTGTTTGCAAATTCCCACTTGAACCAAGCCTGCTGTTCACTAGTGGCGTTAACAAGAATAAATTTATAACAGTATACGATATTAGGGGTAGTAGAAGAGATAGCCGTAACTACGTTCTCCGTAGTGTTCCCAGAGAGTCTAGTGATGCCCTTAGGGATGTACGTAGGCACATGTGCGGCTACGTCTTCAGCATCCTTAAGGTCAGCCACGTCCTGCAAGGAGTAGTATCGCATCACAGAACAGTAGTTTACTCGATCATTCACAAAGAAGATCGAAGGGCCAATAGAGATAGGTTGAACATTCGTGTCATAGTCAAAGTTAGTGATCTGGTCACACTTGACACTCTTAGGGGTCATGACACCATCACTAGACAATACAAACTGACCTTCACGAGAGAACAGCATAAGCTCTCTAGCAAAGGGGACTGCATGAGTCAGAATGGCAACCTTATTAGAGGAAACCGAGACATCAATAGGGTCAGTGTCTGCAATAGCCGCAGAGGACTTAAACCAGAAATTAAAGAAGTCGTTTGTTGCGCTAAGGATAATGGATTCATCAGAGATGACCCCTAGGCGATTACGATAGAAAAAGATATCGTTAATCTTCCTACCAATGAAAGAAGGATCAGGGTTAGTGTCTTCATTACCTGCACCTCTATCAACCCATGGGAGCTTCTTAAGAAGAAAACTTCCATCCTCCTGCCTAACAATAGCATGAGGCATATTCTTAGGGTTGATCTTAGTGGGAATCCTAGGTGCTACAGTTTCCTTCCACACCTTATGTTTGTCATCCCACTTTACATAGAAGTCGTCATCTTCGGAATTCTTTTCTCCAGACACCTGCATGATGTAATCCTCAGGTGCAATAGGAGGGAGCTTATTAACAGCCGTAACCTTGCCCAAGTAAGCAATAGCGTTCTGGTTACCAAAGCCGTCCTTAACAAGTACATTAGGAGGATCCCACCCAGACTTAGATTGAATCGTAATAACAGAGTCACCAACTAGACCTACGTTATAGGAGCTCATGCTTGCACTAGACCTAGAGTAACCCATAGACTCTCTACCACCAACCTGATTCAACAGGGCATCATAGGTACCATCAACGTCAGGATTGCCACCATCAGGTTTCTTACCAGTATTAAGAAGGGCGTACAAGGCTCTTGCAATAAAGGCAGTAGTAGTCTGCACAGCCTGCTTAGCCTCACCACCGTCAGGTGTAATAACGCCGCACATATACTCGCCATCCACATAAATGGCGTAAGTCTTAGCATACTGGGCATTCTTGATGTACACCAGAGCAGTGTCCTTTTTACCCGATGGGGACGTACCTTCTACAGCACCGACCTCCTTCTCAGTGTTCAAGACAAAGGTGTAGTCAGCAACAGTAACTGCCTTTAGTTTTCCCTTAGGGTCACTAGTGGTAATGTACTGTTTTGACTCATTATCTTCAAACGTGCATGTCCTAGGCTCACCATTAAGATCAAAGATCTGGTACTCCCCAGAGCCAATCTGGAGAATGTACTTTTCATGTTCGTCTCTATTGATTACATGATACTTCTTCTTTGTAGCATCAACACGGTCAGACAAACGTTTGATTGCAAGAGTCGGAGGTCTCTTTTGAAGACCCTCAACTTCATTAGGAAACCCGTTGACAAGCTCAGTTACCTGATCGGGAAACCTGATGATGTCAGGTTGTTGAGAGACACCACCTTTAAATGAGTGAATGCTTTGAGATACTAGAGGCATGTTTAGCTCCTCTGAGTCTGCTGACTGATGAACTGGTCATCATTGAGGATGTTATATTTGCCATCCGTCAGTTCATAGTCTACAATGTCTGCATAAGCCGCACTCTCCTCTAGCTGAAGGTGTGCGTCGATGTCCGCAGAGGTAAGATACCTCATCTGAAAGACTCTACTGGCTCTAACAGTAATATACTTTCTGAAGACCTGAGGAAGCTCCTCAAAAGGGAGTTCCCTGACAAGTTCATCCAGAGTAATGCCTTCAGGGAACTCTAGATTCCCTGAATCAAGATCATAAAAATAGCCTTCTCTACACACAAACTTATAGCTAGTAGAGACAGCCCTTAGGAAGTCTCTACCATAAGCAACTTTGTTAGTAAAAGAGTCAGGCTTCAAGGTAACACTGGTGAGAGTGTTAAAGCTGTAACCCCTAGACTGGATCTCTTGACTGACAGCCTTAAGGATTCTTACAGCATTCAGCACATCCACATTAGCATCATCCTCAAGAGAATTAACAGGGCTAGAGCCTACGGATGACAAAATTTCATTTACTGCATCAAGTTCAGTGCTAGGAGTTACAATCATTATTCTTCCTTGTTGTTATTCTTTTCGACGGTTCTTCGAGGCTTAACAAGCTTCGCAGTTGCACTAAGGAGACCCAGTTCTTGAGCCTCCTCGGGGGTAAGCTGATACCCCCACTTGTGCACCTGACAGAAGTAAGTAGTCTCGTAAGCCTTCTTTACTTCTTCAATGGTCATCTATTAAACCTGAGCAGTCTTAACAAAGATACCAACGGCTTCAGGACGGAGACCGCCGTGGCCCATCGCGTACTTCGCAATGATCTGGTCAGCCTGATACTCAGCACGACGAGCACGCTCCATAGCAAGATCCTTCAACTTAACCGTACCCACAGCGGAGCGGTGGAACACGATACCCTGAAGACCCGCAGTCTTGACCTTGGCATTAAGAGCATGCTTACCATCAACACCCTCGTTCAGAAGATGCGGAACTTCAATGACTTCAAAGCCGCAAATCGTCTGGAGCTTGCCCGTATTCGGGTCAAAGAGAGCATGGTAGTTAGCAGCATCGGGCATGAGAGCCTTCATCACAGCAGAGTAGCCTTCAGGCGTAAGAAGACAATAGCGGTCACCCTGCGGGACGTAGTTCTTCGTCATCTGGGCACGAGCCGCAAGGAGACCCTCAAGGATCTTATTGCCATAACCAGCTTCCTGAGAGACATCAAGACCCGTAACGAATTCAAAGGCCTTACCCGTACCGAGAACCTTGTCGGCATCCTTACCATTGTCGGGAATGTTACCATCCTTGAACTTAGCGTCCTTAGCGGCCTCATTGGCAAGCTCATTGATAATAGCGCAGTCAGCGCTCATAGCGAGAGCTTCACCAAGCTGGCGGGAATACTCGACTCGAACGTCGTAGTGGTTCATCGCATCGTCGATATCCGTGATAAGGCAGTCAGCCGTAAGGAGACCGTCGATAGCAATGACACGTTCATTGTGTTCCATCTTCTTACGCTGGTCATCAAGGGAGTCACCCGGTGCAAGATACTTAGCACGGGTACGACCCATCACAGCGAACGAAGCGCTCTTACCATGCGAAATCGTTCGAACCTGATGACGAGACATCATAACGGAAGTGCGAGCAAAAGCAGTCAGAACTTCACCCGTGAAGACCTTCATAAAGAGTGCATCACGATCGCCCGTAGAGAGAGCCTGACCAGGATTGGAAATACCAGTAGCAGCAAGAGCAGCCATTTTTAATTATTTTCCTTTTGAATTATATAAGATTTGTTGTTGTTGATAAAATTAAACACTAGTGGCCCACATTCTCTGTTCGACCTGTCGGGTGTATTCAGGATCCCTGCCATAGCGCTTATCGCTCATAGCCTCGATCACTTCAGATTTGTTTGCAAACCCTTTAGGACGATTCACAGGAGTGGCCGTACCGCCATGAATAGACTTATTAGCGGTACCCATCTTGGAAGTCATCTTAGACTTCATGCCTTCAAGCATGAGGGAGACAGCTTCCAGATTATTGTTGTCTATTGCTCTGTTAAAGGAGTCAATCGTCTTCTGAGGGAGATTCTTGGATGCCCAATCGACAATACGATTGTACTCCTTAGTACCCCCTACGGAATCATAAACAGCCTCAGTGAAGCGAGATTCAAGAGCCTTTCGACTCTCAATGAAACCCTCGATAACCTCAGAAGGATAACCTGCCTTCTCAAGTTCAGCAACGGTTTCATCGGAGAGCTTGCCATGCTCCTGATATTCTCGGACAGCCTTATTGAAGTCAACACCCTTTTCCTTAAGGGAGGTCTTCACGGCATCAATAGCCTTTTCGTGCTTGTCTACTTCTTCTTGAAGATTCTCTTGATCTTCATTTCGATCACGAACAGCCACATCATCAGAGTGGTCTTCAGTTCCATTAGCTTGTTCTTCATTATGTTCTTCCCCCGACTTTTCGTTCTGAAGAAGGGGGTCTCCAATATCAGGGTCAACCTCAATCTGAGTCGTAGAAGACTCCATGATTTCGATACCCTGTGCTTCAGCCTCCTCAGTGAGAGACTGAGGTTCATTAAAGTCAGTCATTAGTTATCCTTTAGTTATTCAGGTGCTAGCTGTGCTAGTGTTCTAGCTGTGCTAGTGTTCTAGCTGTGCTAGTGTTCTAGCTGTGCTTCATTGACAGCCATCTGTGCACCTGCGTCAATACCCTGTTGCTGGGCATACTGTTCCATAGCGGCCTGTTGTTCTGCCTGAAGTTCCTCAGGAGTCTTCACTAGACCCGTAGCATCAATATGAGCCGCCGCAAAAATCCTAGTAGCAAGATTACCAACGTTGAGAGCCTGTAGAAACTCAGGGAACTGTTGCATCAACTGCAAAGCCTGAGCTAGATTGTTAAGATCCTGTCCTCTACCAAGGGCATCAATACCCGTGATGATGGAGGGCTCAATCTCTGCAATACTCTCGTCAACCACAGGGAGCAAACCCTGAGATTGCATCTGGTTGTAGACACAGGCAACAAGAGGAAGCTGTAGCTCCTGAGACAGGAGAGAATAGACACCACCTAGGGTATCCTCAAGTTCACCTGCAACGTACCTAATCTCTTCTGCGGTAACTCTGTCTCTACCCACAGCACCACTCTGTACTGCAGAGTTAAGAAGGAACGCATAAGACAAACGAGACTCAATCTGTTGAGCAGTAGTGAGTACCGTCTGCATGTCCATGCTCTTATTGAGTTGCATGGGAACAACGTCCTCCATACGACCCCTAACAAAGGCACCGTTCTCTGCCTTAGCCAAAGCCCTGATGTTCGTCTGACAAGCAGGAGACACGAGATATAGAACCTTAGAGGCAATCATGGAGATATCCACAATGCTCTTAGAGAGATTCTCAAGGGAGATAAGGTCGCCAAGGTAATCCTCAACAAAGGATCTACCGTAGTGTTCCCCGTCCTTCTTATTGAATCTAAGGGGAATCCAAGGACTCTTGTTTGCAGGATAAGTCTGCTCACTACCCGCAACAGGTTCACCCTCAATCTCCTGATAGGATTCCCACTGATAGGTGTCTCCACTAGCCACACGGTAAATGTGAGTATAGATGTCTACCTTTTCGTTGATAGTCGGTTCACCAGAATCAGGGAGAACAGACTGCATGGAATCAGGAAGACTACCACGGGAAACAGTGTCCTTAGCAACAATCTGAAGGACATTGCCAATTGTGTCTCTCTGAACAGCGTACTCACGAAGAGTATAGCACCTCATACCACCTTCAGCAGGAGGCAGGAACAGAAGCGCATTGCCTGCAATAATAAGTTGCTTAATAGCTTCAAAAAGAGTCGGCCTAAGAGACTGAGACTCCATATACTTAATCATCTGTTGTTCCATCATGGACAAACCGTATTCGATATTGTCCTTCAGCTGGTCGTCAGCAGACTCATTAAGAGCTACAGTCGACTCCGCGTCCAACCCCAGTCTAAAGAAAGGTTGATTAGGAGGCAACAGAGAAAGAAGGAGCTTAGAGGCAAGATTATTAAGACCCCTTGCACCCACAGAATTATAAGGAGTGGAATAGTTAGTACCACCATCATCAGACTCCTTAGGAAAGAGCATAGGGATCGTGTAGGTTGCACATTTCTCTGCTCTCTGCGTGTACGGGTCTCTGTCTGTCGTGAGTTTGTCATAGGTCGTCTTAGCTCCTTCAAGAGGGATATTTCCTGCGGTATGTTCACTAGTTGCCATTCCAACCGTCCCACCCATCATTCAATGATTGATTACCAACCATCATAACCCTCCATGTTAGACAAGGTTACGGCCTGCACCTGCAGACACATCAGCATTCCCTGCCTTCTTAATTCTAAGACCCTTCTTACCCTTACGAATCTGAACCTTTTCGGTTTCTTCCTTCTTCTCAGCTTCACCCTCAGGGTTCGTAAGCTCAAGCTCAGGAGCAGGCGTAGGAGCCTCAGGAGCACTCTGACCACCGTTGCCTCTACCAGTCACCTTATGGACAACCTTCTTAAAGGCCTTCTTAATACCACTAAAAAGTCCCATTAAATTTCCTTGTAAAAAGTTTTGTATGAAGAGTAACCCAAGTGTTTCTCATAGGTGTTCTCCAGCATCTTGTTGTTGAGCGTGTTGGCGTTAGAGAAGGCCAGTAGTCTTACGTTAGTACATGCCCTATTTTCAAGAGCATAAGACATTGCTCTAGACAAACCAAGACCCTTTTGGAAAGCTACAGTGCACTCTTCATTTAAAAAAGTTACTCCCTCAGGTGCATACCAAGGTCTCCCCCTAGACACTAGGGATGCACCCGAGAGAGCATTTTCTTTGTTATAGAAAACAAGGACGATGAAGTCTTCAAATTCACCACTAATGACACCCTTAAGAAACTTACGCACTACCTTTACGTCAGCATATTTCTTAATGAAAGGGAGGGAGTCAGGGTCATCTTTGATGATCTTCGCACCCTTGTCGATGATCTGTTCTAGGATGTCTCCATCATTAGGTTGCAAGACACCAATCCTAGACACGTTACTTAGGGATGTTAGTCCCTCTGCCAGAACCCACATAGTCAACCCTCAGAGCCTTCTTGCCCTTGTTCTTCTTGTGTTCTACAGTTTCTTCAGCACCCATTTCAGGAGCCTCAGGTTCGAGCACAGGTTGCTCAATGGCAGGAGCCTGTACCTTAACCTCAGGAGCCTTAGGCTTACTAAAGAGTCCACCCATCAGTTATCTCCATTCTGTTTATCGTGTTTATGCCTAAGGTAGGTAACAACCTGTTGAATACCTAGAAGAGTCTCATTACTCTTTTCATACCAAATCATCTTTCGAATGTCAAAGATATCCTCAAGTCTCTCAATGAGATCCTTAGGAACATAAGGAAACTCTTCTTCTTCTTCAACAACATTGTTTTCTTCTTTGTTCATGTCTTCCTCCTACCTAGGACTATTGATTTAATTAAAAATAGCCCTAGGGGTATTAGTATTGATTAAAAGGGGTTGTACTTCTTGGGAAAGCCCTCAGATTTACCTAAAGGGTAATCTTCATAGTGCAAGATTCTAGCCATAGTTGCCTCTCTAATGGCATCCTCTTCAGTAAGACCCTGAGACTTGAATGCTTTCAAAACCTCAGGCCACCATTCAGAATCAGGGTGCCCATTAAGGAGCTTATTGGCTTTTACAGGGCCATAAGTTGGACACCCCTTATAGCCGTCTGTTACGTCCCCTACTAGGGTCTGATAGCACAGCCATTTCTTGGAGTCCTTCTCAGTGATGTTATGCAAGACATCATTACCGAAATCATAGAAGTAACCGGGGATTGTCTTGAAATCCTTGTCCATAGACACTGCGACACAAATATCTTTATAGACAGGGCTAGTGCAGTAGATACCAACAACATCATCAGCTTCAAGGTACTTGACTGTATTAGAAATGTAGGTTTCTTTAATCTTGTCTACAAGACCTTTGTAACAACAAGGTTTACGATTAGATCGTCTATTGGACTTATAGTCAGGATTGTAGACTTTCCTAAAGTTATCCTCATCGGAGAAACAGAATACATAGGTAATCTCTTCACCAACAAAATGCTTATTCAGCTTCTCATCAATAGCAATAAGCATGTCGGTAAAGTAATCCCATGCGTCATCTACTTCAGCATGACAAGTCCAAAGACCATCACCCCAGTCGATATCCTTCTGGACAGCAGAGGATGCCTTAAAGGCTAGAATATCACCGTCTACAAAAGCATATCTCATTATTCACAAGCCTTAAGAATGGCGTATGCCTTACAAGTGAGCTTCCAATAATTAGTGGCTTCACTATAGTAATTAATGGCTGTAATATGTCCCCTAGATGCCGCCTCAGCAATCAGCTTGGCATTCTCACGACAGAAGTCCGCCTGAAGTTTCGGATTGTTCTGGTCAATATACTTAAGAAAACTAAGATACTTATTCATTTTCTTTCTGAGGTCCCTCATAGTAAACACTCTCTTCTTCCCAATCAACTTCATAGCCAAGACGTTCAAGAATCTCATAAAAGATTTCTTTGTCAGTCCAGTCTTCATAGAGTTTACAGGGATTTGGGATGTGCATAAACAGCAGTTTACCATTCAATCGAACTTCGGCACCACCTGCAGTCCCAAAAACAGGATCCGTCTTGTAGAGCCACTTAATGTCAACAACGCTCTTTTTGTTGGTCTTACACAATGCCATTACCTCCTTAGATTCATTCTTCTTAAGAATCTTTTCAATCTCTTCTACGGTCATAGGTCTACGAATCATAGCTACTCCTTAGTGACAAGAATACCAGTTATCTCCAATCTTGCCTTCAGTATCCAACTGACAATTAAACTTAAAGAACTCCTGAGTCTGTCTCATAGACTCCTGAGCAATTCGCACACAGTCTTCTGCGATTTCCTTTGTGCGACAGGCAATTTGACACTCATCATGGATCCACGCCATCATGGCAAAATCACCGTCCCAACCGTGTTTGTATCCAGCTTTACGCATGTTCTCCTCAACAAGGCATACCCATTTCTTGCAGATAAGGGCACCTGCAGATTGCAACAGGGTATTCAGAGCCGAGTGAGGGCTTCGCACATAAATAACCCTGCGATCAAGCCCAAGAATACTATGAGTAATACTAAGATTACTGTTATCAGGGTGAGCACGTTTCCTCCAAGTTACCTTGTTGACACCTCCGACCCATTCAGAGGATGTAATGAGAGTTCTCTCGATGTCTTGTCGAAGTTGCTTAATAGCAGGGACAGACAGACTGAAAGAATTTCTCCTTTAGACGCTTACCATCAGCCGAAGATCCACCAACGATCTCCCCAATCTTGGCATCGCCTGCTCCATAAAGGAAGCCATAAATAAACGTCTTGGCGTTGTCTCTTGTAGGCAACCCTGCCATCTTCTGGTTATGGGTATGAATATCACCATTCAAGATCTCATTCACGTATTCCCCATGGTCATAAGGATAGAGAAAATGAGCAAAGCACCTAAGCTCAAGACCTGAAGCGTCGATGCCTGCTTCATACCATCCAGTAGGGACTCTAAAAAGAGACCTACATTCCTCCCCATAGGGAGATCTCCCCGCAGGTACCTGTGCAACATTAGGATAAGCATGAGTTGCACGACCAGTGACAGCCCCATTAGGATTAACAGAACCATGAATG